ATCCAACTGGCTGCATTACTCTGGGCGTATTCAAGCCCCTCGACGGTGGGATGTGTGTCATGGTCATCGACTGCTGGCAAGACCACCTCACCTACCCCCAACTGCGCCCCAAAGTAATCGACGAGTTCGAAGTCGTGTACGGCGAGGGCAAAGAGAAGAAGCGCGTCGACCTCTTGCTGGTGGAGGACAAGTCGGCTGGCATCTCATTGATACAGGACTTGCAACAGGCTGGTCTACCCGTCCACGCATACAACCCCGGCCGCGCCGACAAGATCCAACGCCTGAGCATTGTGGCCAACATCATCAAAGCTGGCCGTGTGTGGGTGCCCGAGTCTGACCAGCGTAAGGGTTACGTCCGTGCATGGGCTGAGGGCATGGTGAGCCAGATATGCTCCTTCCCCAAGGGGACGGAACACGACGAGTTCGTTGACTGCATCTCACAAGGCCTGCGCTACCTGCGTGACGGAGGCTGGATCACCATTGATTTTCCACGAGACGACAGCGTGGACAGCGATGACATTGAGGACGCAGAAATATACAACCGCAGCCGAGGTGGTAATCCTTATGCGGCTTGATCCAGTTAAACTGGACTGCAAAGTTATCCACAGCCCCAGTTAAACTGGACTCGAGCATTGTGTTTGCCACAGTCATCGTGGCTTGGCATAATGCCGAAAACTCCCCGAGGTACGCATGACCAAACCCAAGTATCCCCGTTCTGAGGCATTGGAACTGGCTCGACTCAACGCCATCAAGATGCTGGGTCTGCATGAGAACAACACACCAGACGAGCGGGCAAAAGCGCTTGGGTTTTTGTTGGATCAACCTTTATATCACGGGACTCAAAGCGATTTTCCTGCATTTCAAAAAAGCAATCGACACAGTACATACGCCACAGAAGACCCGGAAATTGCGGACATTTATGCAGAGTCAGAAAGACGCCCCGGTAATGCTGGGCCAAATGTTATGCCTTTAGTCGCTAGAGGCAAGAAATTAACTGTGTCTGATACAGAGCCAAACCATCCAAACAATCATGGGTTTTTTAACGACAATTTAGCCAAACAATTGGGGGTTCCATGGCAAAGAGGATTGCTAAAGCAATTGCCTAAGCATGGATATGACCGTCTTGAAGTCAATGACATGACTGATCTTGGCGGCATTCAAACACAACACATGTTTCCAGAGCCAGAAGTACTGCGCTCACGCTTTGCGGCGTTTGACCCAGCACGAGCACACGAAAACGATTTACATGCAGCCCAAGGAGGCAACGTGGAACCTACGATTGAAGAAATGCGGCAAGCTGTCCTTAACCAGAAGCCGGTCAAAGCTGAGGGTGGCAGAGTTCCAGAGCACGACCTGCTGCATCACCCCGGTCAATCAAAGATGATCGGTGAAGAGCACGTTTTGCACAACTCGCCCGAACTCAAGATTACCAAGGCAAAGCACTCGCATCCAAAGTTTAATTCGTACAGATATTTGTCATACCAAAATAATGAGCCAGTTGGGGTGCTGCAATTCATGACAGACGGAGAAACACCCAAGTCTGCCGTCATTCAAAACGCCTACGTTAAATCAAACATGCAGCGTCAAGGCATTGGATCAAATTTGTTGGCAAGAGCGCGACAAGACTTTGACTTAAAGCACAGCGATGAATTAAGTGAGGCAGGCAAAGCGTTTGCCGCCAAAACAAAAGCCCAAGGAGGCAACGTAAACCATTTTGCCAAAGGCGGCTCGGAAAAGGCCTTGCACTTCCCTCCAGCACCATCACTCAGCCAAGCCGAGATCAATGCTCATGCAGAGCGCATGGCTCGTCAGATCGAAGGCATCGACAACCCAAACAAGAAAATCCAAAAGCAACTGGCTCGAGAGCAGAACCTGCCCGTGACCATCAAAGGCGCCAAGAAGGCCGATGTGCCTGTGATCGACTATGAGAAGCTGCTCGGCTCCTACACGGTCGGTGTGCCCGGTGATCCAAGCCGCGGTGGTGTCGTTCCCTCAAAGGGCAAGAAGCGCCTCGGTTTAGAAATGCTTAAAGCCGGTGAGACGCTCCATGCTATCGGCGGCGAGAAGCTGGACACTCCAGTTCCTTTGTATGGCGGTAAGGACTACGGCGCCTACGGCCACCCTGCTGGCTGGGCCAGTGACTTGGGTGCAAGTGCTGGGATGTTCAACGTGGTCAAGCGCTTGGCTGAAGAGAACCCTGAGCGGGCTGTCTATGGCCACTACCACAAGATGTCGCCTGAGTCGCTTAATCATGCGGTTCACATGCTGGACGCCGTGTTGTCTCACCACCGGCCTCATGAGTCGTCGCCTAAGCAGATCGAGATGCTGAACCACCTGATGCGCAACGTGGCCACGACCACTGGCAAGTCAGATGTTCCTTATCCTACGTTCCCCGGCTTTGAGAACCCAGCCGACGTGATGCTGCATGGCTCGATGAACTCTGGCATGCGCAAGAAGATCATTGGCTTGTTGGGCAAGGAGAAGAACTTCCCCGGCGGCAAGCAAAAGCTGGACGACATCATCTATGCGATCAGTCACCCTGAGTTGCGCAACATCGAGACTGGCGCTGGTGGTAATGCCGTGATCAAGTTTGACCCAACCCGTGAACTGCGTGAGAGCATTTCGCCCCACCCAACTTATGGCCACGACATCCCGTCTGAGTTGGTTGGCAAGACCCGCTACATCACGCCCATGGAAATCTTGGCGCCGCGGTCATACAACAACTCTGTTCAACGGAACATTGGTAAGCCCGTGATGCCATTCAACGATGCCAAGATGAACATCATCCGTGAACCGATTGACCAACAGTATGTTGACCAAATGAAAGCTTACGAAGAAGCAATGCGCAAAAGACTTGGCTACGCCAAAGGAGGCGATGTAAAAGAACCAACCATCGACGAGATGCAAGCCGCTCTGGCATTGCGCAAATCGCACATGGCTGCCGGTGGCCAACCCAAGAACCCGTTTGACTATGAGAACCCAGAGCATGTGGCCAACGTGGTCAAGATTGCCGCACAGCACAAACTCTTAGCGCCCATTACTGATGTGCATAAGCACTTGGCTGACATCTTGTCTGGCGGCCACTACAAGCACATTGAAGACCCCAACATCCAGAACGCTATCCGCCAAGCTGGCCATGATGCTTACTATGTGGCTGAGAAGAGTGGCAAGCAAAGCCACATCATGAACAAAGCCGATGGCGGTGACGTGGCTATTCAACAAGTTGGCGCTGAAGAAGCCCCCAACTTGCCGACCAAAGACTTTATCCTGCCTCATGGTCAACATCCCGGCCAGTTGCCCGTTGGTGGCGTGGATATGCAACCCGCCGTGCCCGGACAACAACTGATGCCTCAGCAACCGGGTCAACAGCCCCAGCAAGGCGGTCAACCACCACAAGGTGGCCCAGCCCCTCAAGGCGGCCCGCAAGGCGCTCCACAGCCCAGCAACATCCTCCAGATGACGCCTCAAGGCCGTGCTATGGGTGCTATGCAACCGCAACAGCCGCAGCAAGCTAAAAAAGGTGGGACAATCAAGCCTGTTGGGCACGACATCACCAAAGAAAAAGTTACAATTTCGCCCAACCTTGACGCCATGCAGTACGAACTGATGAGCGTTAAACACTTCAAGAAGGCCAAATGATGGACGAGCAAGACAACATCGACCCAGAACTGAACGAAGACGGCAGTGCTGAAGTAGACATTCCCGAAGAGGACATTGACACCGAAGAACTGCCTGATGGCTCTGCGATAGTGACGCTGCCGGAGGACGGCCCAGAGGTCAACCCTGACTTTTACTCCAACATGGCAGAGAGCATGAGCGACTGGGACTTGCAGCCGCTGTCTGCTCGGTACATTGACCTGCTTGAGAACGACAAGAACGCACGAGAATTAAGAGATAAACAGTATGAAGAGGGTATTCGTCGGACTGGTATGGGCAATGATGCCCCCGGAGGTGCAACCTTTATGGGAGCCTCTAAGGTCGTCCATCCTGCCATGGCTGAGGGTTGCGTCGACTTCGCTGCACGGGCGATCAAAGAGATGTTCCCGCCGGACGGCCCTGTACGCACGAAGATCATTGGCACGGTTGATGACCAGAAACTGGAGGTCGCAGAGCGCAAGCGTGACTTCTTGAACTGGCAGATCACCGAACAGATCGAAGAATTCCGTGACGAGCAAGAACAACTGCTGACCCAACTGCCTTTGGGCGGCTCACAGTACTTCAAACTGTGGTACGACGAGAAGAAGAAACGCCCATGCGTTGAGTTCTTGCCGATTGATCGAGTGATCCTGCCATTTGCGGCGACTAACTTCTACACGGCAGAACGTGCGGCAGAGATGCACGAGATCACGCATTGGGAGTTCAACCGCCGTGTAGCGTCTGGTATGTACCGTGACGTGAGCATCACCCGCGCCACGATGGAACTTGACCCCACCAAGCCTCAGAAAGCCAACGACAAGATTGAAGGCAAGAAGTATGAGGACAATGATGACGGTTTGCGCAAGGTCTACCACATCTACACCTACATGGAACTGGAAGACGACAAGTATTCCAAGGGTGAGATGGCTCCGTACATCTTGATGATTGATGAACTGAGCAATCAGGTCGTGGGTTTGTACCGCAACTGGGAAGAAACAGACGAAACAATGACCAAGCTAGATTGGATCGTTGAGTTTAAGTTCATCCCGTGGCGAGGTGCTTATGCGATTGGCCTGCCCCAGTTGATCGGTGGCTTGAGCGCTGCCCTGACTGGCGCCTTACGCGCTTTGCTGGATACAGCCCACATCAACAACAGCGCCACCATGCTGAAGATGAAGGGCGCCAAGATCAGTGGTCAATCTGCACAACCTGACGTAACTCAAGTGATTGAGATTGAGGGCGCACCCGGTGTTAATGACATTCGTCAAGTGGCGATGCCCATGCCGTTCAATCCGCCTTCGGACGTGCTATTCCAGCTTCTAGGCTGGCTTGACACGGCCGCCAAGGGGGTAGTTACCACCAGCGAAGAAAAGGTCGCTGACGTCAATTCTCAGGCTCCTGTGGGCACAACTCAGGCGCTGATTGAACAGGGCGCCGCGGTGTTCTCCGCTATTCACGCTCGACTGCATGAATCTCAAGCCCGTGTGCTGAAGATTTTGTGCCGCTTGAACCGCTGGCACTTTGACGAAATGCGCAAGGCTGACGTTGTCACCGACTTGGATATTGAGCGTGACGACTTCGCCAAGAACACCGACATCGTTCCGGTGTCTGACCCGCACATCTTCTCTGAGACTCAGCGCATGGCTCAGAACCAAGCTGTGCTGGCGTTGGTGGACAAGTATCCCGACCAGTTCAATGTCTCCAAAGTGTTGTCTCGCTTCTTGAAACAATTGAAAGTGCCGGACATCAACGAGATCATGAAAGACGTTCCTGCACCGGAGCAACGTACATCCGCGGACGAAAACGCCGCCATGCTCATTGGCCAGCCTGCATACGCTTACATGCAGCAAGACCACATCGCCCACATCCAAGATCACTTGCAGTTTGCGCTCAACCCATTCTTGGGCCAGTCGCCGTTTGCTGATCCGGGCTATCTGAACAATGTGATCGAGCACTTGAAGCAACACATGACGCTCTGGTACTTGAACCGCAGCAACGCCTATGTGGCCGAGTCCCGCGGTGGCAAGCCTGTGACCAACTACGATGATCCAAAGTTGACATCAAGCATTGACCAACTGTACGCAGTGGTGGGCGCACATGTGGAGAAGGACACTCAAGAGGTGTTCCAAGCCTTTGTGCCAGCCTTCCAAAGCCTTATCCAGCAAGCCCAACAGCGCCAACAATCTGCCCAAGGCAACCTGCCTCCAGATGCTCAAGTCGTCAAAGACACCAGCATGGCAGAGACACAACGCAAGGCTGCCAAGGACAAGGCGGATCAACAGATTGCTCAGGCACGGTTGCAAGTGGAAGCACAGCGCAACCAACTGGACAACCAGACACGCATCCAGATCGAAAATGCAAAATTGACGCACGAAACGATCAATCACGCTGCCGATATGCAGCAACAGAATTTACAATCGGCTCAACAGCCACAACCGGCAGCAATGCCACAACAAGGAGTTCCAAATGGCATCTGAAGCAGAACAAAAGGGCATCAATGTGCCCCAGCACAAACGCTTGGCCCAAGGCGAAAAGCTGGACGGTACTAGCCTGCAACCCAAGGGCGGCAGCCAATCTCAAGGCAAGTCGCACGGCGGTTTGAGCGCATTGAAGAAACAAAAATGATTGACCGCCTGATCCATGTGATCAAGCTTCAACAAGCCGAGTTGAGCGCGTCCCTAGCCTCGGGGCATGCTCAATCTTGGGAAACTTATCAGCGTCTGGTGGGCAGGTACGAGGGCTTCCAACAAGTGTTGGACGAGATCGACAACTTGCTGGACGAGGATAAGGGCAAAGAATAGACCCCAGTTTAACTGGGGCATGAAACGTCCCCCTAAAGGACGGAGGCCGCGCTGATAAAGCGCTTAGAAGACGCACCTGCAAAGGTGATTTTAGGAGTTAGTATGAGTGATACAAAAGACCCAATCCCCACGATTGAGGGGCAAGCGGGCGTGTCTGATCCAGTTGAACTGGCATGGGCATTCCCAGATGTGGCACCGGGGCAGCAGCCTTATGGTGGCCGCGTGATCGTCCAACTACGCCGGATCAAAAAGAAGGCTGGACTCATCATCATCGTTGATGAAACCAAAGAGAACGAAAAATGGAACAACATGATCGGTAAGGTCGTGTCTATTGGCCCATTGGCGTTCAAAAACCGAGACACGATGGCGTCATGGCCAGAGGGTTCTTGGGCAAATGTTGGTGACTTTGTGCGCGTTCCCCGCTGGGGTGGCGACCGTTGGGAGCGTCCAGTTCCTAATGAGGACGGCGAAGACCCAGTTTTGTTCATGACGATTAACGATCACGAACTGATCGCCAAAGTTACGGACGACCCGCTGTCGTTCAAAGCTTACGTTTAAGGAGCCAACATGAGTACCGAACCAAAAGATCAAGATTTAGACATCGAAGAGGGCGTTGACGGCTCCGCGGTGGTCGACTTGCCGGATGATTTTGTCACCGATGATGACAATTCAAACGAGCCTGTCGAGAAAAACGAAGGCGGGAACGTCCAAGACGAAGAACCCGACCATCCTGATGACTCAGAAGCTGTTTTGGCGGCCAAACGAGCACGTCGCAAGGCAAAACGTGACCTTGCCAAGCGTGGCCGTGAAGAAAAAGACGCCCAAATTCAGGCTCTGCGTCGCCAAAATGAAGAAATGCAACGCAAACTGGCTCAAGCCGACCAGCGTTTGCAACGAGTAGAACAAGAAAGCCACCAAGGCTTCGTTTCTCGAGTGGAAAAAGCCGTCCAAGACCAGCAAGTGCGTGTTGAATACGCCAAAATGAAGCTGGCAGAGGCCGCAAACAGCGGTGACGGCCAAGCAATGGTTGAGGCGCAAGAGATGATGTACCAAGCCCGTAAGGACTTGGACGCATTGGAGAACCAACGCCGTCAAATTGACCAACAACCACGCCAACAACCGGTTGCACCGGCCGCACCTGATCCACGAGTGCAACGCAACGCTGCGGACTGGCTGAAACGAAACAATTGGTACAAGGTTGACGGTTCAGACACCGATAGTCGCATCGCAAAAGAGGTCGATGTTGAACTTTCTAAAGAAGGTTGGACACCAACTGACCCAGATTATTGGGATGAACTCGATAACCGCTTGCAAAAGTATTTACCCCATCGTTACAATGGGGCATCTGACGGCAATTCTGCTGTTCGTAAACCGAGGAATGTAGTGGGCAGTTCTGGACGTGAAGCTTCTGCTGCGTATGGTGGTACTAACCGCAATCAATTCACGCTGTCACCTGAACGGGTGAAGGCGATGAAAGAGATTGGGGCTTGGGACAACCCTGAGCGCAAAAAGAAGATGATCGCCGAATTCATTCGATATGACCGCCAAGGCGGTAACCGCTAATTACTTGGAGAACAAACATGACAGAATCACGCCTAAAGAAATCCCTCAGTGCTGGTGGCCGCAATGATCGCGCAAGCGAGGACGCAAGCCGCGAAGCACCCGAGAATAAGTTCGCTTCAACACAGGAACGTCGCAAGATGTGGAGTGAGGAGTGGACGCAATCAGCGCTTCCGAAATTACCTAACCTAGATGGCTGGCACTTGTGCTGGCTTTCGACAACCAACAGCTACGACTCCATTGATAAGCGGATTCGCCAAGGGTACGTTCCAGTTAAGTCTGAAGAGTTCCCCGGCTTTGAAAATTATCGAGTGAAGTCAGGTGAGCATGTTGGCTACATCTCATGCAACGAAATGTTGCTGTTTAAATTGCCGATGGACATCTATCAGGACATCATGTTGTATCAACATCATGAGAAGCCCCGCGAGGAGGAGGAGAAAATCCGAGTCCAACAGGAGCAACTGCAAGGTGCGGCACGAGACAGCCGAGGTCGTTCTTTGGTGTCAGTCGAGGGTGAGGGTTTTGGTGGTTTTGATCAACAGCCAAGCAAAATGCCGGTATTTTCCGGCTAACCCAAGGAGTTTAATATGAGTGCAACCTCTGCTCCGTTCGGCTTGCGCCCCGCGTTCCACCCCTCCGGTTTGGATCGCGCTCAAGCGCTTGCTGGCGGTATCACCTCTGGCTACTCGACCGCTATTCTTAAAGGTCAACCAGTAGCCTATTCCGCCTCCGCTGGCGTCATCGTTCCTATCACCGCTAACAGCACCCAAGCCACTTGGTCTGGTGCTTTCGCTGGTGTGGAATGGACTGATTCCACTGGTCGTCGTCGTGTGTCCAACTATTGGCCCGCAAACACCGCGTACATCGCTGGTTCTTGCGTTGCTTATTTCTACAACGATCAAAACATCGTTTATGAAATTCAAGCTGATGGCTCGATGGCTCAAACCACTATCGGTAATGAGTACCTGTTCACCAACGTGACTGCTGGCTCGACCACTACTGGCCTGTCGCAAGCTACCTTGGGTGCTTCGACCGCTGTCGGTAATGCTCAACCCGGTCAAATGCGCGTCGTTGATCTGGCCCCCTATGTGGACAATGCGTGGGGTGATTCCTACACCGTCGTCCGTGTCGTTAACTCAGCTTCGCAGTTCTTCGGTACTGTGAACGCCATTGCATAAAGGGAGCTAAATCATGGCAGCACCAATGCGCAGTACGGACTTCCGTTCGATTGTTGAACCTATTCTTAACGAATGCTTCGACGGAGTCTATGATCAACGTGCCGACGAATGGAGCCGTGTGTTCCGTGAAGAAGACGGCATTCCCCGTAACTACCACGAAGAACCCGTCTTGTACGGTTTCGGCGCCGCACCTCAGTTGCCTGACGGTACGCCCGTGACCTATCAACAAGGTGGCGTCCTGTTCCTGCAACGCTATGTGTACAAAGTGTATGGCTTGGCCTTCGCTTTGACCAAAGTGTTGGTGGAAGACGGCGATCACATTCGTATCGGTCAAGTTTATGCACGTCACTTGGCACAATCTTTGGTGGAAACCAAAGAACTGTTGTCTGCTAACGTGTTGAACACAGCTTTCAACAGCGCCTATGTTGGCGGCGACGGCGTGTCTTTGATCAACACCGCTCACCCCATCGTGAACGGTACTTTCAGCAACCAATTGTCGACCGCCGCTGTGTTGTCGCAAACTTCGCTGGAACAAATGTTGATTCAAGTTCGTCAAGCTGTTGACAACAACCAAAAGAAAATTCGTTTGGTTCCTCGTCAACTGGTTGTCGCTCCCGGCAACATCTTCCAAGCTGAAGTTTTGTTGAAGTCGGTTCTCCGCACCGGCAACGCCAACAACGACATCAACCCCGTGAAATCCATTGGGTTGCTGGACGAAGGCGCTGCTGTGTTGAGCCGCTTGACCAGTTCGACCGCATGGTGGGTTCAGACCGACGCTCCCGAAGGCATGAAGCTTTTGATGCGCCGTCGTCTGGAAAAGACCATGGAAGGTGACTTCGAAACTGACTCGATGCGCTACAAGGCCACCGAGCGTTACACAGTGGGTTGGACTGACCCCCGCGCCATGTACGGTACTCCCGGCATGTAAAGCAAGCGGGTGGGCCTAAAAACCCACCCTTTTTTAAAACCTGAGTGGTTCAAGCCACAGGGAGAAAAAAATGCCTCAATTTAGTGATGATCTGTTCTTGGGTACTGCCCAAGGCTATATTGGTACAACCAACACGTCTGCTGAAGCCGTCATTACTGGTTCCGTCACCGGCACCACCATGACCGTTACTGCGATGAATTCTGGTGATTCTTTGGTTCTGGGACAATACGTCAACGGCACCGGTATCACCGCTAACTCTTACATCACGGCCTTTGTGTCTGGTGCAGGTGGCACGGGTACTTACACCCTGAGCGCTTCCTCATCGGCTACTGGCTCGATCACAATTTACGCTTCCGGTAACTCCGGTCTGGGCGATCCTTCACCAATGGAAGTTGGTGTTGGCCCATTGGGTCGTGAATATGTGTGGGATGTGGTTCCTCAGACTCTGAACAACGCCAACATCGCAGCCGCTCAAACGCCTGCCGCTGCTGGTAACTTGACATTGGCTGCTGGTACTAACACCAAGACTTATGTCCGCAACGATGGCACGACTGTGATCCAGTTGGACACTCCCCGTGCTGTTCAGTTGACCACCGCTTCTGGCACTATCAGCACCAGCCGCAACCTGACCGTTTCTGGTTACGACTACTACGGCCAAGCAATGACCGAAGTGATCGCCACCGGCACGACATCGTCTGCTGTTGCCAACGTGTCTGGTAAGAAAGCTTTCTACCAGATCTCCAGCATCGCCATTAACGGTTCTTTGCCAGTGACAATCCAATTTGGTACTACCGATACCCTCGGTTTGCCTTTGCGCGTGTTTGACGCTGGTTATGTTGTCCGCGTGGGCTGGAACAACACCTTGGCCAACGACACTGGCGGCACCAGCGCATTTACTGCTGCTGACATGACGACCCCCGCAACTTCGTCAACTGGCGATGTGCGTGGAACTTACTACCCCTCTAGCGCCACTAACGGCGTGAAGCGTTTGGTTGTCGTGATTGCACTGCCCGGCATCGCTGCTGGCCCCAATGCAACCCGCACTGGCGCTTTGGGTGTGACCCAAGCTTAATAGGAGGCTTTCATGGCTACAAAACACGCTGGCGGCTTTAGCCAAATGCCAAAAATGATGACTGACGAGCCGTCAGTTATCTTGAAGCTGAAAAAGGGTGGCAAAGTCCATAAGAAGGAACACCACGAAGAGCACGGCCATCACAGCATGCACCATGCTGCTGCAAAGCACCATGAAGGCATGCACGGCCACGCTGAACATGGTCACGCCCCCAAGAAGCCTTCCATGGCCGAACGCCGTAAAGCAATGAACCCCAACCAATACGCTCACGGCGGTAAGGTTCATCACAAGGCTGATGGTGGCATGATGCCTATGGGTGCCCCTATGGCCTCTCCAATGGCCGCTATGGGCCAAGCCAAACTGGCTCAAATGGCTCCTGCCATTCGTGCCGCTCGTGCTATGCAAGTCCGCAAGGCCTTGACCGGTATGAAAAAGGGTGGCCACGCTGGTATGGAAAAACATATCGAGAAGTTGGAAAAAGAACTGCACCACCACGAGTCTTTGGGTATGAAAGAAGCACATCACAAACATGGTGGCAAGATTCATCACAAAGCCGAAGGCGGTAAAGCTTCTGGCAAGGCTCTCGACAAGTTCGAAACCAAAACTACTATTGAAAAAGACGAAAAACCTTTCGTTAAGACCAAAGTGGTTGACGGCGACCATGCTGACAAGCACCACGGCACCGGTTCGATCAAAGAAAAGAATGCTGGCGGTTACAAACGTGGTGGCAAAGTCCATCACAAAGCAACTGGCGGCGATATTCCTGCTGATACCGACAAGAAGAAGAACCCCGGCCGTACGGTCATGGGTGGCACTATTGAAGGCAATGAGCACGACTTTGAAAACACCGAGATGCACGAAGCTGAACGCGACCGCGCTCACGGCACTGGCGGCGTTCGCATGAACAACGCTGGCGGTTTCCGTCACGGCGGCAAGGCTCACCACAAGATGCACCACAAGGCAACTGGTGGCGCTATTGAAGGCAACGAAATGAAGTTCGCCATCAACAACGTGGACGGCACTCCCAAGGGCAAGACCAACACCAAAACTGGTGAAGTCAAAGAAGCCAATGCTGGTGGCTACAAGCGTGGAGGGCATGCCACAAAAAAAGCCTACGCTACGGGGGGGAATGTTAACGATCAAGGCAAGGCAGAAAAAATGCCTCGTCACTTCGTTAGCCGCCCCGTAGCCAACAGCCTGCAATCTGGTACTTTCAAAAAGGGTGGCAAGGTGCATCACTTTGCCGATGGTGACCTTGTAGACGCCTCTAAGGGCGCCTATGACGCCGCTATGCGCCCCGATCAGGACGATATGGACACGGCACGAGCCATCCGTAGCATTCCTAGTCGCTTGTATGAAGGTGCAAGATCATTGATGGGTTACGGCAAAGATGCCGGAGCCGGTCGTGGTTTTGTTAACCCCAGAACCGTTGCTGAGATTGAGAAATCAGTCCCACAACGTAAACGCGGCGGACGCGCTAAGTAAACAGCGGGGGCTTCGGCCCCTGCTTCTTTGAGGAATTATCATGAGTAATGGAATCGTTGCATCAGTAACTCGTGCAGGGGCTTATGAGCCGTTTGACCTTCAAGTTGCTCGTGGGCAAATTTCAGGTCACACTGTCGTCAGTTTGTTTGGTTACCAACCATCGGTGACATCAACTTCAATCCCAATTTGGGAAAATGCGACTACTTACACATACATCACATCAGCATCAACTTTGACGCTGGTGAGTACATCTGCATCTGATGATACAAGCGCCAAAATTTTAATCAGCGGTTTGGATGCTAATTTCAACCCATTGTCTGAAACCTTGGCGATGAATGGCGTGACTGGCGTGACGACGGTCAACAGTTATTTCCGCGTTAATAGCTTGTTGATGGTATCTCCCGGCACTGGCCAATCAACCAATGTTGGTACTATCACACTCAAGCAATCTTCCAACATAGTTGCGCAAATTAACATTGGTATTGCCAAGTCACAAAGCACTATTTACACCGTACCTGCTGGCTACACGTTCTATTTGGACTTGGCTGAAGTCAATACTTCAAATAGCTATACAGGCAGCACAATTGTGACTTACAAGGTGCAAGCTATTAACAACACAACTGGCGTCAAGTTGACTGTTTTGCAACAACCGTTTGTGTCAATTTACACAGCAAATCGAGCATCTGACCCATTTGCGTATGCCGAAAAAACGGACATTCAATGGCAACTTGTTACTAACACGGGAACAATTGCTGCTGGTGTTATCGTGACCGGCAAACTGATCCAAAACAATAACACCCTAACCGTACCCGGAGGTTAATCATGCCCTTGATCAAGTCCAAATCCAAGAAAGCTTTTGAGCACAACATCAAGGCTGAGATTCACGCTGGTAAGCCTGTTAAGCAAGCCGTGGCCATCGCCTACAGCGAAAAGCGTCACGCTCACAAAGCGCATGGCGGCAAGGTTTCGACCTGCCACGAAAATCCCATGTGCAAAGGTGGCTGGTAATGGCCAAGCCGGGGCTTTACGCCAACATCCACGCAAAGCAGGAGCGCATCGCTCACGGTTCTGGTGAGAAGATGCGTAAACCCGGCTCTAAGGGTGCGCCCACGGCTGCTGCGTTCAAAGAGTCGGCGAAGACCGTCAAAAAGAAAGAAGGCGGTGTGTCGTTGGCTGTTGGCCGCGGTGAGAAGTTGCCTGTTTCCAAGGGTGCTGGCCTGACCGAAAAAGGTCGTGCCAAGTACAACCGTGAAACTGGGTCGCATTTAAAGGCTCCACAGCCTCAAGGCGGCTCCCGAAAAGACTCGTTTTGTGCCAGAATGAGCGGTGTTGTAGAACACTCAAAAGGCGATGCCGAACGTGCAAAAGCATCGCTGAAACGCTGGAAATGCCCCGGCTGGTAAAGGAACAAACATGTCCGATCTGAAGTCAATGATCAAGGCCGTGGCTGAGGCGCATAACGCCAAGAATCCCGGCCGCCGCATTTCAATTACCGACCCCATGACTCGTGAACAGTCAGAGGAGCGTCAGGAAAAGCGCCGTCAACAAGAGGCTGTTGAGGCCAAAGAACGCGCCAAGAAAGATGCGGCTGACCTGCCCAACCTTGAAAAGCGTCATGCAGAGATGACCAAAACTTACGAAGGCGGTAAGAATTATCGTTACGCCGACCGTGAGCAAAATTTGTCTGACTATGAGCGCAAGGCTCGTGACATTGAACCAGAAATGAACAAGCTGGGCGCTCGTATCAGCGCAGCCAAGGCTGGTGGATACAAGCAAGGCGGCAAGATTGACTTGAAGCACTGCAAGATCAGCACCGTTGAGAAGAGCCACAAGCACAAAGACTGGTGAGGTAACCAATGGCTTACAGCGGAACAGTAGGACAAACGGTCGTTACGACCCAACAAATGATCGACCAAGGCGCCCGGATGTCGGGCAAATTGGCCGAAGAGTTGACTGTCGAGCAAATTCAGGCCTCTAAACAGGCCTTGTACTACGTTCTGAGCAACTTGATCAATCAAGGCATCAACTATTGGGCCATTGACAAGAAGGTTTACGGCTTCAACGCTGATCAATTTGAGTATCTGCTACCTGTGGGTGGTAATGACGTTTTAAACGCGCTGTATCGCCGTTTAAACCGCCCTACGCCTGCCCAATACGGCGGATACTTCGGCTCATCCGGTGTTGTTGGCCTTGCGTTTGACAACAATGTGCTGACTGCCGACACCCAGACATCGCCGAACGGCTACATTGGCATCAACTATGGTAGCAACAACCCCATTTATGCGGGTTCGATTGGTATCTTGCCTGCCACTTCTGGCCAGTTCCACATTTATTTGGAATGGTCGAATGACGGCGCCACATGGAATCTGCTGGAAGACACTGGCGTGACCACATGGGTCAGCGGCCAGTGGCTATGGTACGACATTGACCCCGGCGTGACATGCCAGTATTACCGTATGCGTGAAACTGGTGGCAATACTTTGAGCGTGGCTGAGTTTTTTGTGGGCAACAACTCCACAGAAATCACGATGGCACGTTTGAACCGTGATGATTACACGAACTTGCCCAACAAGAACTTCACGGCCAACCAGCCGTATCAGTTCTGGCTGAACCGCACGATCCCTCAAGCCAAGATCACGCTGTGGCCAACGCCAAGTGACCCATTTGAGCAGATGGTGGTGTGGTATTCACGCCAGATCATGGATGTGGGTGATTTGTCTGGCCAGATTGAGATTCCTCAGTACGCCCAAATGGCCATTCAAGCCATGTTGGCGCACCAAATGTCGATGATTTTGCCCGGTGTGGATGTGCCTCGTATTCAATATCTTGAGACACAGGCTGAGAAGCTGTTCATCATGATGGAAAATGAGAACCGCGACAGATCGCCGATCTACTTCGCCCCGAACATTAGCGTCTACACGAGGTAAGAATGCAGTACCTCACATATGCGCATTACAAACCCAACAATGAAGTGTTTTACATTGGAAAAGGGTCTGAATTCCGTGCATCCACAACCAAAAACAGAAATAAACAGTGGCACGATGTAGTGGCGGAGTGTGGTGGTTTCAAAACTGAAATTCTTGGTCGTTGGGAAACTGAAGCTGAAGCGTTAGATCACGAGCGGTTTTTAATTGATTGCTTTCGATCTATCAAAGCGCCATTGGTAAACATTACATCTGGTGGACAAGGCGTTCATGGTTTGAGGCATTCTGATGCCACCAAAACGGTGCTGCGTCAAAAATCTTTAAACAATGGTTCTGTTGAGCGTTGCATACAAATGGCCAACGACCCAGCCATGATTCAAAAACGACGAGCAGCCACTATTGGCAAAAAGCGTACAGAAGAATCAAAAGCAAAAATGGCAAAAGCCAAATTTTATAAATCACGCAAGATTGTTGTGTGCGAACAAAATTTTGAAAGCATTTCTGCCTTGGCAAAATTTCTCGGCTTGTACAGAACTACAGTGCGTAGATGGATTGACGCCGGTCAAATGATCAAGATAGAGGACGCCTATCATGCCAAGATTTCTTGATACGACTGGCAATGCGTCTATTGCCATTTTTATTTGTGATCGTTGCAAAATGAAAAGACCCATCATTGAAGCAATGCCTGATCCAAATTTTAGTGGCCTCAAAGTGTGCCAACAAGGGTGTGCGGATGAGAAAGACCCATACCGTCTTCCCGCTAGGAAAACTGAGCGGATCACCCTACAATACCCACGTCCAGACGTTAGTGTGGCGGTTGATCCGAATGACATCGTGACTGTGCCATACGGCGGTGAAGTCTTGAGCACTGAGCAAAGCGGTCAGACGCCATCACAGGACGGGAATCAACAAATTATTGGATTGCAACCCTGATATGGCACAAGTTTCGATCACCGAACTCCCACAGGCGCAGGCACTACAAGGCACTGAGTCTGTCCCAATTGT